CTAACAAATATGCTGAAGGTTATCCAGGCAAGCGTTACTACGGCGGTTGTGGAGGGGTTGATGAAATAGAGGAAATAGACATAAATGACATCTATTTTGATCCTGATGCAAAAAATACAGACGACATCCGCTATATCGTGCATAGAATTTACCTCACAACAAATGACATCAAAAAGCTAATCAAGAATAAAACATTTAAACAAATTGACCTAAGCGAGAATAGACCTTATGAAAGAATTTGTCTAAATGAAATATATGAGCTAAACGACGATAAATGGAGTGTTAGCACTCTTTATGATAGCGAGCTACTAAGAGATAAAGTAGAGTTAAAGGACGGACAGCCATTTATTTTTGGCTATATGCTGCCACAAACAAAACGCAACACCGATAAAATGTTTGTTTGTGCTTATGGTGAGCCAGCTCTTGCCTCGCTTTTGCCTTTGCAAGACGAGCTAAACGCAATCAGAAACTCAATTACTGACGTAACAAGAAACCAAGCAACGCCAAAAATCATTTTTAACCGTAGTGCGAGCATATCAAGAGCTGATTTAGAGCGCCCAAGTGGTGCAATTTTTACTGATAGCCCAGCAGACATAAAGATAGTACCGCCTGGTGACATCAACGCCTCAATGGCAACACTTCAAGTGATCGAACAGGAGATGAGTGAAGTCAGCGGAGTGAGCCCACAGCAAAACGGAGCACCAACAACTAGGCAAGAAACAGCGACAATGGCGTCAATTATGGCAAACGAGGGTAGCGTCAGACTTCAAGGGTATATAAGAACCTACAACGAGACCTTTTTTGAGCCTATTTTTGAACGCCTTGCTTTTCTTGTTTGGAAATATGGCAACCCATTATTTTTTGCAGGGTTTAATCGTGGTGAAGTGCCGAGTTTTAATATCAATTTAAACACTGGTATAGGGGCATTAAACAAAGAGGTACAAAAGAAAAGCTTAATGGATGCTAGCGGAATTATATCAGCTCAATTTGGCATGTGTTTACAACTTCAAGATGCAGATGGTGCAAATAGGATGAAAGAAGCAAACGAGAAAATCTTACTCGAGCTATTGCCATTATATGGCATAAAAGACCCAGAGAATTTTATTGGAAAGGAGAGTGAGCTTGCTAAACAACTTAAGCCACAGGCTATTTTGCCAGGCGTGGCAAGCCTTGACGCAGAAGCAGGAGCTTTACCAGCTGACGCAATGCCAAGCGTTTAGGGATTTTTCAGAGTATCTATTAGGGCTTTATGCGGCAAGTGTGACCGCTAGCCAAAACGAAAAGAATAGCGATGAAATGAGGTTAAGGGCGATTGAGAACATTAAAACTCTCGAAAGCCTTTTAAGTTTTTTTGAAAATTACAAAGAGGAGTAATAAATGACAGAGCAAGAAGCACTAAACGAATTAGTAAGTATCGTAAATGGTGACGAGCAGGTAGAGCCTGAAACAAACGAAGTGGCGCAAGAGCCACAAGAGCAACCAGGGGAACAATCAGTAGTAACAGAAGAGCCAAAAAAAGAGGAGCTTAATATCGAGGCTATCAAGCAAGCAATGGCTGAAGCGTTAGCAGCAAAAGAGCAGTCAGCACAGGAAGCAAAACCACAACTCGAACCTGAAAAACAAGCCTTGCTTGATAGTCTTGGTCTTGGAAATCTTGACGCACTAAAAGCTCAAATGGATCAAATCTCACAAGCTCAGGCAGCACAAGCAGAGGAAGCGAGACGGCAAGCGGTCTTTGACAAAAACCTAGCAGAGTTTAAAAAAGACTACCCAACAATACGCCCTGATGATCTAGCAGAGTTTGCAAAAGCTCACGGTATGAGTGATCTACTTGGCGAAAATTATGTGGGGTGGAAAGCAGTCGCAATGGGAATGATAAGCGTTGCAAAAAGCAAAGAAAAGCCAGACGAAATAATAAGTGGCTCAAATGCAAGCAGTGAGCTATCGGCGTTTGATAGAGCCAAAAAAGGCGAGAATGTGAGCGACGTAGAATATGGCGCAGAGCTTTTGAAACTAGCAGGGCTATAAGGAGTAAAAAATGGCAGAAACTGAAAATGGCTTACTTGGAAATATTTTTAGCTGGTTTGGTGGTCAAAGTGGTGGAGATAAAAACGGCGTAGGCGGCACACCTAACTGGCTTACAGCTTTAGGAGCTGGTGGCGCGTTATGGGGTGCATATAATCAAAACAAAATGGCAAAAAAAGCATTTAATCTAAACAAAGATGCTTACGACTTTAACAAAATGCTTTCACAAAGGCAGATACAAAGAGAAAATCAGGCAAACCAAAATTTAGTCAATACTGGTAGAGCATTATGGGATATTTACCAAGATAGCGTAAAAAATAACTTCACTAAGCAGAAATTAGCAGAGGAAAATAGATCAAATTTAGCAACCGAACAAAATAATATAGATAGGCTAAACGAAAACATACGTCACAATATGTCAACCGAAACTGAAACAGCGAATAACAATGCCATAAATCAAGGGCTTAAGCGTGACGAGCTTGGGATAAAAGGGCAAGAGCTAAATCTAAAAGCAAACAAGTATCAAAATGACGCCATCTATAACCATCTAATGGCAAACGTTGCTTTGCAAAACGCAAATACAAACGCAAATAGACTTAATTTTGACATGCAAAAATACAATAATGATGATAAAAAACTACAAACACAAATGCAAAACGACCTGACATTTTCAGCACTTGGTGGCACTTACCCCCAGGGTAGCGAAAACTGGGATGATAAACAAAAAGCAGATTATAGAAATGCCTGGGTAGGGATGAAAAACAACTCAGCCGTAAGAGCAAACGAAAAAACTCCTGGACAAAAAAATGCGATCGCTGTTTTACAAAATGGATTTAACAAAGGGCTAAATGAGCTTGCTGCTTTAGATAGGTTAATAATCGCAGCAAATAATGCAGGTGGTGGCGATGGTATATCAACCCTTGGCGGAGGACTTGATAAATTTAAAATGATATTTCCAAACCTAAATGAGGATGCTAGAAAATATATTGCCACAATGCAAGCTTATCAAAGCGCATACGCTGATAACCAAAAAGGACAAGGCAACTTTAACTATAAAAATATGGGAGAGCAGTTAAGCCCAGGATGGACTGGTGCAGATGTGGCTGCTGAAAATATAAAAGCTAGACGGGCTCAGACATTAAGTGAGCTAAATCAAATAACCAATCAAGCAAAAGCTCAGGGCTATGTGGGAGCTGATGATATGCAAAGGCAACTGCAACCATTAATCATTGACGATGAGCGCATAAACAACATTCTTTATGGCAAAGAAAAAATAAGTGATGGTTTTGGGGCTAGTGCATTATACAGCCCAGCAGGTCAGGCAGCGCAACCACAACAACAAAGCGGAGTGCCTCAACCGGTAAAAGAGAAATTTGAGAAACGAAAAAGAGGCAGAGTAGATAATGATGATTTTCAACAAAATTTAGACGAGTATGGCGCACTCTATGCAAATTAAGGATAAAAAATGAGATTTGATTTTAACGGTGAACAAGAATTAACAATAGGGTATAAAGGCAATCATCCAGTAAAAGTAAGAGCAAATGGGAACGGCGTATATAAAAATAGCGACAACTCGTTAAGCGTTGATATTGATGATAGTAAGTTGCAAGGGATAATACTTGCAAAAGAATTTATTAAACCAAGAGCAAATGATAATTTAGACCTATATGGTAATCCTATACCACAAGCTCCAGTTGTAACAAATACAAAACCGCTAACTGCTGTTGATACATTTCAAGATAACCTTAATGGCATTGGAAAAGAGGTAAAACGAACAGCTAACGCATTATGGGAAGACAGCCCCTTTGGTGCGTATTGGACTGGAGCGAGCAAAGAGGATAAAGCAAGAGTAGATGTTGCGAAAGCTCAAAACACACAAGGCATAATAAAATCTCTTATACAAGGTGAAGAGGGGGCAGCCGAAAATAATAAAAAAATAGAGCAGTCTTTAAATGCTATCGCTAAACAATATGGCTATGATTTGGGTGCGATAATAGAGGGGAATAAAATTTATTTTGGAAAGAGTGGCGAAAATGGAGAAATACAAACATTAGATGCTACGCCAAGTTTTACCAACCAAATAGCAGCAAGTAAAGGCGAGATAGCTGGAAGCATTCTTGGTAGTCTTTTGCCAGGCGGAGTTTTTACAAAAATAGCAGGTAGCGCAGTTGGCTCAGGCGCTGGTGCTGGAGTTGATTATACTAGTAGAGCTCAAATGTTAAATGAGCCTTTAGATAAAAAAGCGTTATTAATGAGAACGCTAGAAGCAGCAGGCGATGATCTAGTAGCAGGTGGGGCAATGCTAGGTATAGCAAAAGGAGCAAGCCTTGCAAAAGAACCATTTATTGAAGGAAGCAAAAAAGTAGCAGACATTGCTTCAAAAGTTACTGATTTTGGGTTAATTGGCAAGACAAAAAAGACACTAAAAGGAGTGCCAAGCGCAAATGCTAGTGGAGCCGAAAAAACAGCCAAGGCAATAGCTGGGGATGAAGCTGATTTAATGCTTCAAAACGCTAAAAACGTTGGTGGCTACACAGTAGATAACGGAAATTTTACTGATATACAATTACTTAATAAGCCAATCGAATTTATAAGAAAGCACTTAGCAAAGACGGCAGAAAAATTTAACCTAAATAAAGTTTCTGACTTTATCAACAATGCAAGAGGCGTTAATGAGGTGCAAAAAGAACTTGTAGATTTAGGGCTAAGTGATAGCAAATTAACGGGCAGAGTGATAAATTCTTTAAGAGGCGATACAACAGGCATGGCGGCTAGAAATTTAGCAGAACAAGCACAAGCTGATGTTAATGCTGTAAGAGAACTTTTGCCAAAAGGAGCTAAAGGCGAGCTTAGTCAAAATTTCAAAGACTACTATGCTAGAGTTGGAAATGATTTTGGCAATATGGAACAAGAGCTTTCCCACGCACTACAAGGGAAGACAGCCATATTAAATGATGAAGCGATAGATAGTGCGAAAGAAGCAATGCTAAGAGGGATGAATACTTTTGAAGCAAAGTCTCCTGAAGCGGCACAACTAATTGATGTGCTAGACAAAATGAAAGGTGTGCCACTTGATTTTGATGAGCTAAGAAAAATAAAGAGTGATTTTAATCAATATGCACAAAAGATATTTAATAAAAATCCAGCATATAACACAATAGTAGATACCTCTTCAGTTGGCAAAATAATAGATGATGCAATAGAGAGTTTAATTGGAAATAGTGAAGCAAAGGCATATTATAAGGATACGATGAATAAGTATGCTGCTATGAAAAATTTGCAAGACAACCCCTTTTTGAAAAATATAATTGATGGTAATGCCAATAGCGATGACATACTTAAAGCGGTTTTTGATGCTGAAAAATCTCAAGCTGATGTATTAGAAAATTTTGCTAAAGAGCTAACAAAGCCAGAGCTTGAAAAGTTTGAAAAAGAACTTATATCTGCTCTTTTTGACTCACGCATAGCAAAAAGAGGCAAAATAAAGACATCCGAATTGCTAGATGGAGTTGGGTTAAAAGAAGATTTAGAAAAGATAAATTTCAGAAGCAAAGAAGCTCAAAATATTAAAGAAGCATTGATTGATCTTGCAAATGCAAGGGGCGATTTGGCAACTATATTTAATCACATAGATAAAGAATTTATAGCTCCATCAAGACCACGTGCAGGAATAGCTCAAACACCAGTTGGAATGCTTAAATCTGTAGCGATAAATAAGCTAAAACAATCAGTTTTTAAATACATAGGCGATTGGGGCGATGACTCTGCGTTTGAATATCATTTAAGAGAGGGGCTTAAAGCATTAAAAGCAACTAATGATTTAAATTATTTTAAAGAAGCTGTAATAAACAAAGGAGCTAGCGCAGA